AATGGACCAAACCAAAATATAAAAAAATAGTAAAGGCTATTGAATTTGATCACATGGTATTATATCCAATGTTTAATGTTATTACTGATAATCATCAAGTAGTAATATGTTCACGAAAAATATCTGAAGAAATCTTAGATCAAAATAATTTTAGGTAACGTCATAGTAAAAGGTAATTGTTAATAAAAAATAATAGAAAAATATAAATTTGTATAAAATTACATTATCTTTGTTTGTTGATATGGCTACAAAAAAAAGAAAATATACAATTAAGCTGAAGCAAAGAAAAAAGGTTTCCAGGAAAAAGATCACCAAGATGGTGAAGCCTACCATTCCATTAACAGAAGAAAAATCTAAACCGTGGCTTTTCAAAAAAGGCAATAACCTATGGGAGTTAAGATCAAAGCACGGTAGAAATAAATTATTTGAAACCCCACAATTAATGTGGGAGGCAGCCTGTGAATATTTCAAATGGTGTGAAGACAACCCATTATTTGAATCAAAGGGATTTGCGTTTCAAGGTGTAGTTACTACCGAGACATTTCCAAAGATGAGGGCAATGACCTTAAGTCAGCTTTGTTTTTATCTACATTGTGATGAATCTTATTTTAGGGTTTTTAAAAAAATGATTGTAGACAATGAAAACAAAACAGATAATAATAAGGATTTTTTAACGGTCATAGCACGTATTGAGCAAGTTATATACAATCAGAAATTTCAGGGAGCCGCCGCAGATTTATTAAATGCAAATATTATTTCAAGAGATTTAGGGTTAATTGATAGGGGTGAGAATAACGTAAATATTGACATTCCAATAATAAAAGTATCAAAAGAGCTTAACGAAGCACTTAATGACCTGTGAATGTAACGCCGGTTTTATATAAGAACGTATCTGCAAAAAAGCCCATCGTAATAAACGAGGGAGGCGGAGGAAGCTCAAAGACAATATCTATTCTTCAAAAGTTTTATTTTATTGCCATAAAGCATCAGGGGAGTGTAATGTCTGTGTGTTCTGAGACAATGCCTCATTTGAGGAAAGGTGCAATGAGGGATTTCTTTAATATACTCAACCAGTATGATCTTTATAGGGAGAGATTTCATAATAAATCAGATTCAATTTACAAAGTAGGTAAAAGTATTATTGAGTTCTTTTCAGTAGATGATGAACAGAGGTGCCGTGGCCCAAGACGTGATTATCTTTTCTTAAATGAGTGTAATAACATAAAGTATGAAACTGCTTATCAGTTAATGCAGCGAACAAATAAGCAGACAACAATGGACTTCAATCCGACACATGAGTTCTGGGTACATAAGGAACTATTGAATAGGGATAGGAGTGATACCGATTATATCCATAGCACGTATAAAGACAACCCATACCTGCCGCAGAATCAAATCAACATGATGCTTGAACGAGCCAAGTATGATGATAATTATAAGCGAGTATATATTGATGGATTGATAGGCAGCAGAGAGGGTCTTGTATATCCTAACTGGAGCCTTATTGAAGAGATGCCGGAAGCCTGTAAGATTGATGTATATGGTATGGACTTTGGTTTTTCAAATGATCCTGCTTCACTGGTAAGAGTTTGCATACATGGTAATAATATTTACCTTGATGAACTGCTTTATGAGATTGGATTAACCAACCCAGATATTGCAGACCGTCTTGATATGTTTGGAGTACAGAAGTACAGAGATGAGATCATTGCTGATTGTGCCGAGCCAAAGAGTATTGAAGAGATCAAGCGTTACGGCTATAATATCAAACCATGCTTTAAAGGTAAGGATTCAATAAAGACAGGTATCGACAATGTAAGACGTAATAAGATTTTCATTACCAAGAGGTCAACAAACCTAATAAAAGAAATCAGAAATTATTGCTGGGCAAAAGATAAAGATGGCAAGTTATTGAATAAGCCTATTGATCTATACAACCACCTACTTGACCCAGTACGTTATGTGGCACAGATTAAACAGCAAAGAAAAGAAATGGGCGTTGCCTAAGAAAATATATTTATATTTGTAAAATAATTCTTTAAATTACGGAACATGAATTTACCTTTTGGAATTACATTAGCAAGGACAAAGGCACAACCTACCAGAACTCCAAGCAGGATAAATGAAGAAAGATTCAATAAACTATACGATATTCTTTTACGATATTTCGGAAAAGGGCAGATGCTATGGAATAAGACCAACCTACAGCATATTGTAGAAAACGGGTATCTATTTAATCCAGACGTTTATTCAATCATCAACAAGATTATACATACAGCCTCAATGATTGACTGGCAAATGATGGAGGTAAAAGACGACAAGGCATTTCGCAAGTATAAGAATTATAAGAGATCAAAGAACTTGGATGCTATGTCAGAGTATAGCCGTAAGTCCATGGAGCCAGTTGAAGACCATCCACTATTGAATTTACTTGAGCAACCAAATCCCCACACCACAGGTATTTTATTCGATCAAAGTCTGTTAGGTTATTACTGTTTATTGGGTAACAGTTATATAAATAAACTTACTATCACCGGCAGCCCCGGCGGTGTGCCTGGTGAACTATATGTATTACCTGCTTATATGGTAAAGATCATTCTTGGAAGAGGCACCGAGCCGATAGAAGGCTATTCAATAGACCAATGGAATAATTCTTCGTATAAATACCTACCAGAAGACATATACCATTTCAAAACATTCAACCCAGACTATTCTCAAGGCCAGTTCATGTATGGTGCAACACCGAGTATGATACCATCACTTGAGAAGTCAAATGAAAGCTATACGGCAGCGGTAACGCTGATACAGAACTTGGGTGCAATGGGTATATTGAGCAGTGGCAACGATGACATACTCGATCCAGAGCAGGCTAAAAAGGTCAGGGATAAATATGCAACAGAATATGGTGGATCAAAGAACAGAGGCAAGATATTGATTGTAGGTCATAAAATGGAGTATGTTAATATGGCTCAAAGTATTTCTGACCTTAACCTCATACAAGGACAGAAACAGGACTTCTTAACCTTTTGCAGAATATTTGGAGTTGATAGTAGAATTATGGGAGACGTGGAGCGCAGCACGTATGCAAATATGAATGAGGCACGAAAGGATTTTATCATGAATAGAATCCTTCCACTGAAGTATATGCAGTCAGAGGCGTATAATAAATTCCTTTTGCCGTTGTATAATTCTACGTCAACGAAAAAATATTATTTAGATATTGATTACAACTCGATACCTGAACTGCAAACTGATACCAATCTACTATCAACGAGGATACAGAATGAGATTAGAGTTGGATTATTAAGTCCGGCTGATGGTGCAAAATTACTTGGATATAAAGAGCCTACGGATCCAAATGCTAAAAAGCTATGGGTAGGAACGAATATGGTTCCTATGGAGATGGCTGGTGCAGCGAAACAATTACCACCAGCGAAAGAAACGCCACAACCAGTGCAAGAATAAATAATGACAAAGCCTGACATAAAGGATATACCGCAGGAATTTGTAATTAATAATCTCACACAATACCAGAAAGAGATCATAGGAATGAAGTATGTTATCTACCAACGATATTTGGAGTTAAGAAAAAAGAACAAACCAAAGCTGGATATATATATGCTCATAGCTGACGAGGTAGGATTGCAATGGGAGACCGTCCATAAATTTGTGGTAAAAATATACCGTCAAAAATAATTAGTATAAAATCATACTAATACTAAGTTTCATTTCTTTATATTTTTGTTTAGACTTTTTAAATGAAAATATATGCCGTTTGCAAATGAACACGCTGCCAGGTTACAGGATCACAAGACATTGGAATCACGTGCTGGTTTCCAGAACGTAAGGCGGACACATGGCTCTGGTAAGGGTAAAGTAGATGGCGTATCTGTTCCTGTAACCATAGATGTTATATGGTACACCTACAAAGATGGGACAGTGATTGCACAAACATTAAGATTTCCTATTGAACACTGGAAGAGTGCAGATGCATTGAAATGGTTAAAGGATAATAAGATCAATCACCTTTCATTTGAAAAGGCAGCCAACGGTAAGGGCGACATAATAATACAGCCGATGAGGAAAAATTTCGGTTACAATGTAAAAGATATTGATGAGAAAGGAGTCGTTTCGATTTATGTAAATGGCTTTAATAATATTGATTCCGATAACGAAATATCTGCACCTGGATCTTTTGATAAGACGATTCGTGAAAACTTTAAAAGGATAAGACACCTTAAAGATCATGACAGAACAAAACTGCTTGGTTTGCCGTTGGAGTTTATTCCAGATGGCTACGGCTTGTTGACACGTTCGGCAATGAACTTAAATAAGCAAATAGTAAAGGATGTATATGAAGACTATAAATTCTTCATGTCGCATGATCGCAGTATTGAGCATTCCATTGGTTATCGTATTGTTAAGGCTAACATTGATAAGGCTTCAGGTATTAGGACAATTACAGAATATAAGTTACTTGAATACTCTACATTATCTTTTCTTGGAGCAAACGATAACACACAATGCGTGGATATAAAAGAAGATGCCGACAAATTGCAAAGCGATATTAAGATGCTTGGTGAGATGTTGGCTAAAGGAAATTACAGTGATGAGAAATTTACAGAAATTGAAAATAAACTCAAAGATATTCAAACCAGTCTAACTGATATGAAAACACTCAATACAAAGGAGCCGGATGATACCACTCCGATAGTTGAGCCGGATTCGCTGTTTGAACAAAAAAGTAAAATAAATTATTCATTCTTAATTAAAAACATTTAACATGAAAAAACTTTTTGCAATATTTTATATGTTCGCATTGCCTTTCATTCAAGGTATGTGCATTGTTGAAGGAACAGGCGGAAGCCCAGCCCCATCACCCGAAGAAAAAGAATTGCTTGACAAAATTGAAAACAAAGTCAAATCAGTTGTTCATAATCTCAACCTCGGTTTAATTACCAAAGAAGCCTTTGATTTAAAAATGGCAGAACTCACAAAGCAAATGGAAGGTCTTAAAGACGCTGATTATATTAAAGCTGTTCAGACACAGTTTGCTGACCTGAAAAAGCAGAGCGACTTACAGGGCGTTGAGATTTCCAAAGTAAAGCAGTTTAACATTGGCAATAAGGCAAAAGCACCTGTCCTTTTTGATATGGTAAAAGAATCACTCGGAAACGAAGAGATCAAAGAATTCATGTCAAAGAAAAAAGGATCAACAAACAAGATTGATTTAAAGATCGCTGATGACATGACAGAGAGCGGTAACCTAACAGCAGGTTCGGTACTTATCACCGATCAGCCCAGAAGGGATATTATCGAATTAAAAACCCGTCCTATCCATATGAGAGAGATTATGCCAGTAGGTGTAACATTAAAGGACAGAATCCCTGTTGTGAAACAGGCTAACTTTGAGGACGGAGTTGATATGAAGGCAGAGAACACAGCTTCCGGACAGAGTGATTTCGACCTTGCTGAAACCTATGTTAATGTAGAACGCCTTGCAACTCACATGATAGTATCGAAAGACCTGTTAGATGATGTTCCTGCATTGACTTCATTCATTGCAAACCACATGCCTAAAAGGGTAATGACAAAAGAAGACCAGCAGATTTTGTTTGGTAATGCTGCTTCACCACAGATACAGGGTATCACTGGTGTTGCTTCTGCTTTTGCCGCTGGTGTTTTTGCAACAAGCATACCGGCAGCCAACGAAATTGACTGTATCCGTGTAGCACTTGCTAACTTGAACGTAGGTTATTACAGCCCGTCGGCTGTCATCCTGCATCCGGAAGACGTTGCAAAAATTGACATGCTGAAAACCTCTTCAACACGTGAATATCTCGGTAACAATTACCTCGTATCTCGTGATGCAAATACCGGTCTTTTAAGAATAGCAGGTATTCCAATCATAGCCAACACAGCAATGACTTCTGGTTACTTCTGCATAGGCGACTTTGCTGATGCAGTTGAACTTGTTGATCGTAAAAAATTAACGATGCAGATGTCAGACAGCCACAGTGATTACTTCATCAAGAATATGATTTGTATTACATTTGAAGAAAGAATCGCATTACCGATTTACTACAATGGAGCGTTTGTTTACGGTCAGTTCTCGGTAGCCAAGGCAGCAATTACTTCAGGTTCCTAATCCTGGATAATATGTTTAAGAAGGGGCGGGTTAATAGCCCGTCCTTTTTTTTATTACTTTTGTTTTCTAAAATATAATTTATATGGCCCATCCAGACGAAAGAAAATTCATGGAACTTGTTAAATCTATGTTTCCTAAATATTTTGAAAAAATAAGGGTTCTTGATGTTGGATCACTTAATGTTAATGGAACGAATAAGGATTTATTTGTTGATTGCGAATATATAGGCATAGATGTTGGAGAAGGAAAAAACGTTGATGTTGTCTCGCTCGCACATGAATTCAAATCAGAAACTTTATTTGATACGATAATCTCAAGCGAGTGCTTCGAGCATGATTGCCATTTCGAGAAGTCAATAAAAAATATTATTTCGTTACTGAAACCTTCCGGATTATTTGTATGGACAGCTGGCGGAACATATAGGGCACCTCATGGCGGAGCGCAATGCACCCCGTTGATTGCATCCAACCCAAAGATGGACAACAATTACTATAAAAATATTACAGCCCGTGATTTTAGTAATATAATTGATCTTGAGGCTACATTTGGGAATTACACAATAAACTACAGGGGTGAAGATGTGATTTATCACGACATCCAGTTCTGGGGTATAAAAAGAAAATAAAAATGGATTTAAAACAATTATTTAATGAGTGCATAAAAAAAGGAATTCAGCAGAAAGAAAAAGAGTTCCTTTCATTTTTAGAATTATGTATTCAAAATGATTATAAATCAATTCTTGAAATAGGTGCTTATTCTAACGGATGCACCTATGCTTATTCACAGATATTTGAACGAGTTGTAACGGTTGATCTACAACACAGGAGTGGAATAATGCTTGAAAATGTTGTGTATATTACCGGCGATTCTCATTCAGAAAATATTATTGAAAAAGTAAAATCACACGGTAAATTTGATGTGATATTTATTGACGGAGATCACACATTTGATGGCGTAAAATTGGATTACGATAATTTCAAGGAATTAATAAACGAAGGCGGATTGATTTGTTTTCATGACATTTGGGAAAGTGTGGATTGCATAAGTCAGAATTGTCATGTTTATAAATTATGGGATGAGATTAAAAAAGAAAACAATATTATTGAATTTGGCTCAGACAATAAAACCTGGGCGGGAATAGGTATCATATTAAAATGAAAATTGGATTACTTACACCTACACTTGGAGGCATAAGACAGCCATTTTTAGAACACAACAAATACCTTATGTCTATTCAGACATTGCAACCAGATGTTGTCGAAATTGTAAACGATCCACAAGTTCAATTTCCTAATGATATAAATATTCGTTACAGGATAGGATGCGAAAGGCTATTTAATTGCCATGGTTGTGATATTGTAGTATTCATTGAGGATGATGATTGGTATTGCAGCACATATATTGAAAAAATGATTTCAAAATGGAATGAAAGCGGACGGCCTTCAATGTTAGGAATCAACAATACACTATATTATCAACTGAGACTACAAAAATACTCCAACTATCTACATGATATTCGCTCGTCAATGATGTGTATGCTTGTTACACGTGAGATTATGAATATTGAATTTCCTAATGTAAAATTCTTAGATCATTATCTTTGGAGCGAATATAAAGGGACGAAAAAGGCTGCAAAGTTTGATGAATTTATTTGTATGGGGATAAAACACGGCATCGGACAGGTAGGAGGAGACGGTCATTCCACAACTGAGAACTTAGAAATGTGGAGAGAGCAGGATTGTGATTATAGATACCTTCAAAAAATATTAATCAATGATAAAAAATCTTTTGAATTTTATAAAAATATTATTAAATGATATATTATTTCACTCCATATTCAACTGAGAAAAATCTTGGAAAGGCATACAATCAATATATGCGATTGCTGCCTTCATTGGATGACTGGGGCTGTCTAATGGATGCTGACACTATGTTCTTATGTTCTGATTTCGGAACCCAAATAAATGAAATAGTAAATAATAATCCTGATGCCGGACTGATTACTTGTGTGACTAACAGGGCTGGGTATCACAACCAACGATATAATGATGAGTTTTCGCATGAATCGGATATAAAAAAGCACAGACTAATTGCTATTGAATGCCGGGAAAAATATTATTCTGAAGTGAATGAATTGAAGTCTAACATAAACGGACATTTACTTTTGATAAAAAAAAGCACATGGTTAAAGGTTGGCGGATTTTCAGAAAATACAATCAGGGACGAGCAAGCGGATTCTAACTTACTTGGCCTTGATGACAATATTTCAAAAAAGATTCTAAATAATGGGATGAAAATATTATTAATGAAAGGAGTTTATTTATTTCATTATTATAGGTTGAATGAAGGAGAACATTTTAGAGATCATTTAATAAAGAATTTCATAAAGCCAGAAACAAAACTAAAATTTGGTGCAGCATATAATCTATGTACGGGTTCTGAATTAATAATGGACAGTATATTGTCAATCAGAAAAAATGTTGATTATATCACCGTAATTTATAATGAAATCAGCGTCAATAATATTCCAGTAAAGAATAATTTAAAGGAGTTATTACAGAAATTAAAAGATGAAAAATTAATTGATGACTTCAAATTATTTGTTCATAAAAAAGAAATTGAAGAGAAGGAAATTCACAACAAACACAAGGAAATAGAGCAGCGAAACGAAGGATTACAAATGTGTAAAGATAACGGTTGCACTCATTTCATGACAATGGACTGTGATGAATTCTATACTGATTCTGAATTTAAAAAAGCAAAAGAGGAAATAATAAAAAATGATTTCAATTCTACGTATTGTAAAATGATTTCATATTACAAAGACGAATCACACGTCATTGATCCTCCGGAAGAATATTTTGTTCCTTTTATTTATAAAATAATTAATAATTGCGAATTCCATATACAAGAATTTCCAGTGCTATGTGATCCGTCGAGGGAGTATTTTGTTGGAAAATATAAAATTTTTGATCGATCAGAATTACAGATGCATCATTTTACTTATGTTCGTAATGATTTAGCAGATAAGTTATTCAATGCTCCGACAAAAGAAAAATACGAAGGTCATTTTAAAGTGTTGATTAAATATTTCAATCAATGGAAAGAAGGCGATCAAGGGCTTACCTATAATGGTTATTGTGATTTAAAAAAAATAAAACCCTATTTTAAATTAAACATAAATAATAAAATATATGTAGGGGTAGCTTCAATATACGAGCGCATAGAGTTATTGAAGGACACTATCGATAGTGTCATAAGCCAATGTGACGAGATTCATGTTTACCTGAATGATTATGAATTTATCCCTGATTTCTTAAAAGATAATCCAAAGGTATTTTATTACAATAAACCAGCAGGAGACATTGGTGATGTGGGTAAATTTTACGGACTTCAAAATAAAGAAGGATATTTGTTCACAATGGACGATGATCTTATTTATTCAAAAGATTATGTTCAAAAAATGATTTCGGGAATAAAGCAATATGATTGCCCTGTAACTATTCATGGTAGAATAATGAATGCCCCGCCTATTGAATCATATTATTCCGGATCGGTGAAAGAAAACTTTAATTGTTTCATTGAATCAAAAATAGAATGTCCTGTTCATATAGCTGGGACAGGTTGTATGGCTTGGAATTCTAAGCATATTAAATTCGATATAAAAGATTTTGAGCATAAAAATATGAGTGATATTTATGCCAGTATTCTTATTCATAAAAATGGTCTTCTAATATATTGCTTGTTTCACAGTAATTGTTGTGTGGTGCAGAATCCTAAAAGCGACGAAAGTAAAAGTATCTGGTCAATAAATAATGTAAATGATAAAATTCAGACTAAGCTAATTAATGAGAATTACAGATATTTCAATCTATTTGTAGAACATATTGAAGAAAATACTAACTTTGTTGAAACTATTACGGAAGAAAAAGACGAACAAATATATATGAACATAACAATAGGAGACAACAAAATGACGCTGGTAAAAACCATAGTAATTAAAGAACGAGACGGTAGTGAAAAGTTCGGCACTCTCGGAACAATAATGCCACTTGAACAATCAACCGCCAATGTACTTATCGAAAAGGGGCTTGTCGCAATTTATAATAAAGAACTCGAAGCCGAATTAATGAAGTCGGTTAGTAACATTATTCTAAAAGATGCCATGGGTGAGAAGGTAGATAGTGAAGTCAAAGAGGACAAAGAACTCACAGAAACCAATGAGGACAAAACAGATACCGAGACTAACGAAGACAAGCAGGATTCGGAAACAAAAGAGGACAAAGAGGATTCCGAAAATAAAATGGAGAAAGAAAACGAAAACGACGGGACAAAATCAATAAAAAGAAGGGGTCGTCCAAGTGGGGAGCGTATCAGGTCTTTGTCAGGCAAAAAGAAATAATAATTAAATCATAAAGCTATGTTCTTATCATTGGCAGATTTCACCGGAGAATGTTCTCTTTCGCAAAGCAGATACGGGAAGACCGATAGCGATCTTATCATTGCCAGCACGGAAGAAAGGATATTAAAGGACTTACTCGGTGATGATCTGTATCTGAAACTCATTGCCGACTTAGACGGTTCATATGTTCCACAGACACAGAAATATCAAAGGCTTGTCAATGGCTATGATTATACCGTAACTAATGCATACGGAGTAACGGTAACAGTAAATTACAAAGGCATAAAACCCATGCTGAAATATTTTACATATTACGACATTCTTTTAAGCAAGGATAACCAAGCAAGCGATGTTGGACAGGTTGAGCCGGTGCAAGAGAACTCACAGCGAATGGCAAAGAATCAATTAAACAGGATATTAAGAACGGCATATAATAAGGGCGTGGCATTATATGGATATGATATTGAGAAGGATATTAATATGCAGACCAATCCTATTTACGGAGGTAATTATAAAAGGGCAGAGGAGCCGGAATATGATTATTACGCATTGCTTGTAGCTGGAAGTTGTTTCAACTTCCTCTATAAATATTACACAGTAGATTATCCAACGTGGCAGTTTACAGCTAAATCGGATATATTATTAAACGGTTGGCTTTAAAAGATGAAAATAAGTGGTATCTATAAAATTACTTCACCTACCAATAAGATTTATATTGGTAGGAGTAAAGATATTATTAATAGAATTGTTCATTACAAAAATGTATTATGTAAAAGCCAAACAAAAATATATTATTCCTTAAAAAAGTATGGGTGGGAAAACCATAAATTCGAGATACTCTGCCAATGCTCGGAATCAGAATTAAATAATCTTGAAAAATATTACATTGAACTTTATCAAAGTTTTAATTCTGAATATGGTTTAAATTTAACAAGTGGAGGAGAGGGATGTATATGTTCTAATGAAACAAAAGAAAAATTAAGACTATTAACTACAAAAAGAAATACGGGCAGAAAATTATCTGAAGAAACAAAGCAAAAAATCAGAGAAAAAGCCATTGGAAGAAAATATACAGATGAACAAAAACTAAAATTAAGTATTCAAAGAAAGGGTAAGAAGAAAAAACCATGTTCAGAGGAAACGAAACTGAAAATAAGTCTTGCACAAAAAGGTAAAAAGAGGAAACCCATTTCCGAAATAACAAGAAAAAAAATAAGCGAACTACATAAGGGTAAAAAAATGAAACCATTTTCAGACGAAGCGAGAATGAATATGAGCAAAGCACATTTGGGTAAGAAACATTCTTTGGAAACAAAAATGAAAATGAGACACGAACATAAAAAAAGAAAGTAAATGGCAACGAACGTCGTTAGTCTTATAGGAACAATTATTTCAACCTTACGTGATACGGCTACCATTACAAGCATATCACACATTGGGACTTCATATACCATCCTTACATCTGACACAGGAACACAGCAAGTTAATGATTGGATAAAGATCAGCGGTATTGATTATAAGATCACAGCAATGGTAACAAATACCAGCTTCACAGTAACATCTGCAACAAATATAGTAGGCACTACATGGACTGCATTAGCACCATATTATTACTACGGCACGCCAATAATGATATCCAACGTCTTAGACAAAATAGCAGATTCAAGAAACAAATTTCCGGTAATAGTTCTTTTTGAAGAAATGCCGGCCACAGTAAATGATAACGAGGATGAGGTACTTGAAAGGACAGTATCATGTGAGATGTATTTTATGGACGAGGCAAATTATAAGGACTGGACGTATGACGACTATTACACAAACATTCTTATACCTATGCAGATTGTTGTTGATGCCTTTATAGCGGCATGTGAAGCCAACCACCAAATAGGTATATTGTCAACTCACAACGAAACACCTCATTCAAAATGGAACCTTACACGGATGGATACCGGAAAGAACGTATTTAATTCTCAATTAAGCGGTATCCAGTTAAACATTGATTTACCTATTCTTTATGTCCCAGCGTGTGAATGACGTTAATAGAAAAGCTGAATAGTTACACACCGGACATTGAATCAATCACACCGATTCAATATTTTCATAATGGTTTTTCGGTAACAGAACTCTTTGATTTTGGGATATATTCTTTGTTGATAATTTATCCAAATGATAAGATGTTTAGCCGTGGGACGTTCAGGCGTTATGGATGCAAAAGATATAAAGATAAACGCAAGACATATATTGGTGAATTAGAAATGGAGTTGCAAAAGTTAGGTATTATTTATTAGTATAAAATCATACTAATTTAAAATATCTATTCTTATTATTTTTGTTAGTGATAAAATTCTAACAAAAACATAAAATCATGGGAAACATTTGCGATTGTTCATCAGGTAAATTAAATACCGCACCCAACACTTGTCCTGACTTACTACAGATAGCCAAAAGGCTTATCATTGTGCCTAAATATAATGCCGCAGGTGCAGTGAATGAAATAGCCAATGTGGCGGGTGTAACTAAAGCAGCTTTGCAGGCTAAATTTGATGCCAATGATATTGATGACCGTTGGTTTCCGTTAGCAGAGTTTGTCAATGTAGAAGATACAAAGGCTGATTCTACCTACGAGGAATTCACGGACAAAACAAAGGCCAGGATCGACGAAGGGAAAAGGAGTTTTGTCGGTTATGTTACAAATCAGGGATCCAAATACCTTGAAAAATTAAAATCATGGGGCTGCCAGGAATTTGGTGTTTACATCATTGATAAGAACTCCAACTTTGCATACAAAACAGATAAGGCAACCAAATTGAAAGTTCAGCCTATTGCAGTTGATCAGAATTCATTTGAGGCTGTATTGGTGAAGGCAACAGATACGACAGTTGAGAAAATTAAAATATCTTTTGATTTTGCTCATTACGAACTCGACGAATATATCCGTTACATTGCTTATGAGGACTTGGATTTTGACGGTCTTGATACGGCAGATGTTTACGGGTTATATACAGCATCAGGAACAGCAAGCGCCATATCAACCACAGGATGCACAATGACAATCGTAACAGATTATGGGCTTCCGGTAAAAGGGTTATTGATTACAGACTTTTTCGATACTCACGGCGGCACACATTCAAATCTATATAATGTAACGGATTCAGCGGCCGTATCAATTCTTACATTGACAGAAACTGCTGACGGTGTATATGCTTTTACGTTTGCGGCAGAAACTTCAACAGATGTATTAAGATGCACACCAGACAAAGCCAAATATGATTTTGCAGCCGTTGTATCAGTTGTGATTACAATACCGTAAGAATTGATGAAAATAGGAAATACATGGTATAATAAGGACGGGATTTCTCGAATGTCATTTGAGGAATTCTGTTCTATTCATGCCAGTTATTCAAAAGAGAAGCAGCGTAATATCTACGAACAGGTTACTGGTAAAAAGGCAGAGGAAGAAAAGCCAAAGAAAGAGCCAAAGAAAAAGAAGGGACAGGACGAGTCAATAGCTGATGAAATGGCTTTCGATGATAAAGGGTAGTTGATTGTTTATATATTTGTTGTTTTAGAGCCTTTTGCCTAATTTAAGGCGGAGGCTTTTTTATTAAAAGAAATGGATTTCACTGAACTAAAGGCAATAATAAAATCAATTAATATCAATCATTTGATGAAGGTATTTTTTTCATCAAATGCAGGTAAGGCAAAGGTCATTCAGTTAAATCAAAATCAATTATATCAGAAAGGGATTGATGCAAAAGGTAAAGTTATAAAAACATATTTCGCTCACTCTCCAAATGTTTATTCAAATCAAACCATAAATATCAAGAGAGAGAAAGGGCAGAAGTCGAATATTGTTACATTAAAAGATACCGGAGAATTTTACAGGTCGTTTAAATCTACAGCCGACGAGGAAGGAATAAACATAGAAGCTGAATTTAATAAGCAAAACGGTAACATAGCTAATAACGTAGATATAACTAATATACTCGGATTGACAGATTATAATATAGACAGGATCAGCAAAGATATGGTAATACCTATAATTCAATTAGAACTAAGAAAAGCAATGTTAGGAATATGAAGTTATACAAAGAAATAGACGACCTGCCTCTGTATAATTATTCAAAGATACTTGACACGGGCGATCTAAGATATTTGATTGTAGATTCAGATGCTTATAATTTAATTGAAGTAACAGAAGATGAGCAAAAAGAATTATTCAAAGTATGGGAATCAATATGCGATCAGATCACCGACTTTGTAGGTATTTCAGAAAATATGAAACAGGTCCTAAAATTAGAAAGGACTATTGCATATTTACGAATAGAAATGATTACTAAAGGCGACAAGTCTATTGAGACGATCATAAACATAAAAGAACTTGAACTTAATCAATTAAAGCCAAAGAATAAAAAGAGCATTGACGAAAGTGTTGTGTTGCTTGAGGTGTTTTTGAAAATGCCAATTAACATGAAATTAACATCAGTAAAAAGATATTATGGATACATCAACTATGCCACAAAAAAATAAAAAAGAAAAGATAATTTTTGTCATAAAAAAAATATGGTTTTTATTGAAACTTATTTTTATAGGAATTCTTGTTTTGCCTTGGGCTATTATTGATGTGATCATTAATTTGTTGAGAGCAGGAAATAGGAGCATTATGGTATTGATCGGATTTGCTTCAAAACATATTGATAAAAGAATTTATCTGTCTTTTGTTGCAAGGCTTTTTAAAATATAGAGAATGGCAAAGATAAAATACGATGAGATTATAGATCAGCAGAGTTTTGATGCTGGCATGAAGGCGTTGATTGCTCAAGTTACCGAACTTGAGAACGCCTTTAAGAAAATGGCTACTGCTGCCGGAGGGTCATTAAAGAAAAATACATATTCAAGTTCAAGTGATTTAAAGGCACACGAAAAAGATATTAATGCGGTCAATACGGCAGAAAAGGGATTGATTGAAACGGAGAAACAAAAAATATTACTTGACAAGCAATTAAAGGAAAGCACTGATGAGAATGTAAAAGCCAAAATAAGATATGCCAATGCAGCAAAAGAGCAGAGAGATATATTAAAATACGAATTACAGGTTTCGCAGAGTGCGGAAGGTAGTTATGCAAAATTATCAGCTCAATATAATCTCAACAAAATGTCGCTCAATAAAATGAGTGAGGCTCAAAGAAGTGGAACTGCCGAGGGAATGAAACTTGAGACAGAAACAAATGCCATATATCAGGCAATGAAGAAACTGCAAGAGGCTACAGGTAAAAATGTTCTTTCAGTAGGTGATTATGGTATTGCAACAAAATCATTAAAGGCGGAATTAAGGGAAACAAAAGAGGAACTGACAAGACTTATTCAGGCCGGCGCTGCAATGAGTGATGAGCGTGTCATTAAGTTGAGCCAGAAATATGATGAATTAGGTGATGCTATGACTAAGGCTAAGAATGCAGCTAATTTATCAGATAAGGCTGGAATGTTCATTGGGTTTACAAAGACTATAGCGACTATGTCGGCAGGGTTTCAAGTAGCACAAGGGGCTGCGGCGTTGTTTGGCACGGAGAATGAGAAACTTCAAAAGACAATGTTAAAAATACAGGCTTTACTTTCGGTTACATATGGACTTGAGGTATTGGCTAATAATCTAAAGAAAGAAGGGGCTGTAATAACATTCTTACAGGTTACAGCATCGAAAATAAGAGCAGCCTCATTGTTCAAAGAAACTGCCGCAACGGTGGCACTTACAACGGCACAAAAAGCGATGAATGTAGCGTCGAAAGTGGGGCCATATATTGTATTGGCGGCGGCATTTGCGGCTATTGGTAAAGTGGTTAGTATAATATCTGATGAATACCACGATGCAGCCATAGCCAATGAGAACTGGAATAATATGATGGATGAATCCGGTGTATTAACGGCAGATCAAAAAACAAAGTTAGATGAGTTATTGAAGGCATTACGTAAATTAAAAAATGAATATGCAGTTACAACAGGAGAAATGACACAACTGGATTCTGACAGGTCTGATGCTGTAGAAACTCATTATGATACGTATGTAGAAATATTAACAAAAAAACATGCAGAAATTATAGCCGGAGAGAATGCCCTTGCTGCGAAATTATTATTAATAAATACGAATAGTGTAAAATCTACTAAAAAAGTAAGTGATGAAAACGTAGAAATACTTTATACACAACAAGAAGTAGATGCAGAGCATGTTAGAATGAAAGAGATTTGGGAGGGTAAGAAATTAGAAATAGTAAAAAAATATTTGCCATTGATAAACACAGAATACGAAAGGTATTCAACGGAAATAAAAACACTTGAGGCAAAGGACGAAAAGGATAAATTGGAATCGCAAGAGGCGGCATGGGAAAAATATTTGGCAGCATATAGGTCTTGGTTGCAAAAAATACAAGACATGAATGATGAGTTTATTGGAGATGAAGAGGAGGTTGAAAAACAAAAAAATAGCAGGAAATACGAAAGAGATATTGCCGAATTAAACGAATCTGTATTAACAGCAAATCAAAAAGCAGAATTTTTGATAGATATTAGTGAATATTATTACCAAAAGGAATTAGAAATAACAGAAAAATATGCAAAAGAAAGAAGGGCTAAATTAAAGGAAATTTCACAGAACGAATATGACCAAATGGTCAAAATGAAAGAAGAAGAGTTGGCATATTTGCAGGCTTTTGACAAACTTATTTATCTTGAGACTATTACTGCCGGAGAAGATAATTCAAATACAAAAGCTACTCAAAATGAATTTGAATTAAAGCAATTACAAGAACAATATGATGCTTTAATTAAAGAATCAGTAAACTATGCACAGGATGAAATTGATCTTGCTATTAAAATCAGAGAAAAAAAGATTGAGATAGCACAAGGAGAATATGATGCATTGAAAGAATTAATGAATAAAGATATTGAAGATTACGAAAAACAACTTGAGGAAAAAGAAAAAAGCGAAGAGGAGTTTCTTGAGGCCGTCCAAGACACAAGCGAAAAGATAATTGAAAGCTATATTGATCGTAGCAAGGCTAAACAAGATGCACTGGATGATGAACTGGAAGCCAGTAAAAGTTATGAGGAGCAATTAAAAGAACTTGCAAAAAAAGGCATTGAAGATGCTACTAATAATCTTGCTTTTGAACAGAAAAAACAAGCTGAAATAGAATCAAAAAAGGCACAGGAACTAAAAAAACAGAAGCGTCTTGAATTAGGTCTTGCAGCGGTAACATCTTACGGTAAATTAGCTGAGACAGATCAAAAGACTGCATTATCTAAAACGATTACCGAGATAATAAAACTAATGGCATTCATTAATACTATACCTGAATTTGAGGATGGTGTAATAGCATTGAAAGGCAGAAGAAAGACATCTGCCACCGATGATACCATTGCAAAAATAGGCCCGGGCGAAAGTGTAATGACAGCACCTGCGACATACAAATATTATGAGCAATTAAAGGATATGCAGTCCATGAGATACAATCCGGCAGACTATTTGGAAATGCCTAAATTCAGCAAAGAATCAGTAACATCAACTGATGAAAAATTATTATGTAAGGTTGATGAATTAAATAAGTCAGTTCAAAATATACCAGGTTATCAAATTGATGTCAATCTATTAACCCATGAAATTATTGAACGGGTTACAAAAGGAAATAATACAACTATAAATATTCACAAGCCTAAAGGATTATTCTAATGGTAGACTATTCTTTCAAGTTAAATAATATCACTGACGAAAAGTATCAGCCTAAAGAACTTGAGGCATTGGAGATTAAGGCTTCATTTGACAACCTTTCCTATCAGCCTAATATCACAGCAACAGAACTCACTTTAATAAATGAAGGTGCAACAGCTATCAATAATTATATTGATGGGGCTTTAAATGGCACGACGAGAGGTATATTTGAGGGCATTCCGTATGAGATACTATTATTAAGTGAAAACCCTCCTTATAACGCCTTTAAAGGTCATTTAGATTTACTTTCAATTAAAAGAAAATGTGATGAAGTCAAGATAAAACTTATATCAGATTGTGATTTACAGAAATTTTCAGAACGAGCTCAGGCGGTTACTTATGGTTACTTAGAAGATACGGCAGGATTAAATTTATTTCCAGCATCTGTTCTTACTGCCGTTCCTTATTGCATAAACTATATACCTGACGGAATACAATTAATAATGATTGGTATTTCTCTCTATCTTATGTCAAAGGAATTATATCAAACAATCCCACAAATACCAGAACACATAGCTGCGGTATCTCTCGCAGCAATACCGACTGTCGGCGTCCCTCCGTCAATAGTTGTAGGTAATATTATTATCCAATCTATTAAATTAGCCCTATTACTTGCTTATACAGTAATGATTGTCATTGCAATTATAAAATTGATAGATCAATTATTTTCAGAAATTTACTCAATAAAAAGATATTATAGAGCATGTAAGATAAGCACATTATTGGATGTTGGTTGCCAGCACTTGGGTTATTCTTTTTCGTCTTCAATATTCAATACAGCACCTTTTAATGAACTTGTATTTTTACCTGTAAAAACTCAAAAAGGGACAATAACCTCCAATGATTCACATATGAGCATATTCTCACATACTATAATAGATGACACCGGAGTTCCTAACTCGCTCGGATATGGTTATACTATATATGAGATATTTGAATTATGTATGAAGATGTTTAATGCTAAGATTTTAATAAAGAACAATACTGTTTATTTGGAGCCAAAAGCGAATACATCATTCTGGCAACAAAATAGCTCATACATTTTACCTGATATTGAAGTATTGCAGAAAGAATATAATACAGATGAATTGAATCCTAACTATATTATAAAATACACATATGATACTCTTGATCGTAATACGATAGATAATTTTACCGGGACAAATTATGAAAGAATCACATCACCGTTATTCATAAATGACAAAACCCATTTGAATTTCGGCGGGCTTAAAGAAATAGATTTAAATGTCGGCCTTGCAACAAGAAAAGAAACGCAGTCGGCAATAGAAGATTTATTGAGTGGGCTTGCGACTGTTGTAGATGGTATCATAGGCGTATTTGGTGGGAATTCTAATTTTGTAAATGGATTCACAAATAGGATAGGGATAATGAATGTAAGCGAACATTCAGGATGGGGGCCAAAGGTATTATTGATGAATGGAAATGTTTTATCTGCAAATGACAGGACTTACTTATCAGCAAAATACCTATACCAAAACTACCATTATATTGACAGCTTTGTTGCAGATAATTACGGAGGTCAATATGAAATTTACAAAGATGAAATTATTCCTTTTTGTTTTCATGACTTCTTAAAGACCATAGAAAGCGGTTATTTCCAAACGGCCACAGGATTAGAAGGTAAGTTTGATGAAATCACATGGAACTTTACTCAAGAATATGCAAAGGTGAGTTATAGGATAAAGAAACCATATACAAAAAATCTACAAGAAATATTTATTGAGCCATAAAAATTGTTTATATTTGTTAAATGGAATTACAGGATAAAATAAAGAAGCAAATTACTGAATTAAACGAGTTTATTTCAAAGCAAAATGATAATACAAAATCTTACATAGAGTTATTGAATATGAATATATCTCAAATAGAAGATGAAAATATTAAGTGTAAAATAAATAAAATGCTTAATGAAGCCATTAGCGGAAATATAAAGAATGTTCAGTCGATAGCCAATAGTTTAGAAAATGATTTAAAAAAATAAAAATGCCCATAAATATTGTCAGTAGGAAGTTTTGGAATCAATTAAGAAATGGCGAGACATTCTCTTTGAATACGTCTGATTATACTGATTATCTACTTGCAACGATATGTGAAAAGATAAAAGTAGAAACGACTATTGATATATGGTGGAAGAGTGTCCATGCTCCGTATTATGACATCTTTGGCAAAAGCACAAGCGGAGGCACTATTACGATTACAAGATTGAGTAATTCTTTTGTTGATGATGAATTCAGAGTAGGCGATACAATATATTATGATGCATGGTTTACTCCAACGGCAGGAGTTAGCACACATTATACAGGAACCGGAACAATATCAATGATTTTGGATTTGCAGATGGATTTGACTTCATTTACTGGAACATTGCCTGATACCTCGACTGGCAATATTGATTCAATGACAATATGGGGAACGACAAGCCTCACTGCAATCATAATGAAATATAATTGCATAGAAAATAATGATGCTGATAGTTTCATAAGTAAGGTTGATGGCAATACAATAAGCATGGCCGGTAATGGGTTGACGGGGACAGATACAACACTAACACCACAAGGCACGTTTAAGGGATGGCAGGATGACGGCTATATAAAAGTAAAGACGGGAACGTCTGGATTATCATATAAGCAAAGATTCATCGTTACACAAGAATTTTGGATAGCACCTTTCTATTTACCCGATCAGTATAATGACTTACAGGACAGCATTGCACCTGTATATCTAAAAGATACAGCCAGCCTTAAATACATTGCAAACTATGAATTAAGAGCCAGCCTTTATAATCCAAACATATCACACTCTGGTGTTGATAGTGTTATGTTAGGTGATGTCAGTTGGTTAGATGAACACTTCGACGGATTCATGCCTGTTGAATATTCATTAGACAGCATTGTTTATGAAGTTTCAGGTGTGGCCGTAAGTGAATTATCAATAAGTGATACAACTCATGTTACCATTGAGATAAATTCGGTAAATAATTTATTTTCATCAGGTAATACTAATTTCATTGTCAATCTTTTCAAACTTCCAATAAATGACAGCGAATACAAGAATACATTAACCGATCTATTCACTAATTATGTTTTCGATCAGGCATTTCAGAAAATAGGAAGTGCAGCCGTTTCCGGTATAAATGCCATTATGACTAATGTCGAGGGGACAATCGTTTCAAACAAATTACACATTGAATTTGATGTAGATTATACAACGGCACAAAGGCTTTTGATCGCAGACAGGCAGTATATTATTTCTGTCATTACGGATGATCACACCACAACACACGCGACAAGTAAAAGAGTGAATGTATTATGTGATTATAATGATTTCGGAGAGGAGGAAGAAAATAGCAGCCTCGTGACAGATATACTTACTCCATCAGTAGGATATCCTACGGCCAAGTTCTGGGAGCATCCTTATGATTCAACAATAGCCAATACAGGGACAAAGAATTATAGAGGATGGATTACAGATGGAATATATTGCGAAATGCCATTTAAGGTTGTTTCGCCAGGGATATTGAATTATATAACAATAAGAGTTCGGGCCATTAATTCTGTAACGGCAGATTCATTTGAGTTAATGACTTATAATATTGATCTCGCCCCTTATCCGATAATATCAGGAATAAGAATAGCAAGCCTAAGTACAACACGAGGATTCAAATTAATCAGTGGAAGTCTTAGGAATATAGTTTCTTTGAATAACATAACACCTGGAACGGCCACATATTTATTAAAATTCGCATTAAAATTAAGATGGGAAGATTGGATTCAATTGATAACCGCTCACAGCGACTTTTTTGATGCTTCATTAATGAATAATGGTTTATCTCATAAATGGAGCAATTATTATGACACGGTTGCGGGATGGGATTTATTTATTGAGCAAATAATAACAGCTGAAGATTCATCGACTGGAATTGAGACAGATTTCAATATTCAAAGCGTTTTAAATTCACATAATTACGCCGAAGACGGTAATACGCCTCCATTATGGACCGTGGCTTTAGAAACATTTGAAGGAGCAACGAGTCTTGGAACCGGTAATAATGCGAAGCTATCAAATACAACAGATACAAAGATAGTGGCTACATTTACATCATTTAACACTATTCTTACAACTGACATTTATGGAGTAATTTATATCGGTAAATATTTACAGGACGGCATATTTACACAGAATCAACTATCATCTGTTGAGCTTCCGGCTTCTAACAACTGGCTTAAGCCGGTAACAGGGCAGACAAAGGCTAAGGTTACGGTTGTGGACGCTTATAATATTACTGTTGAGTGCATGACTGATTATACGAAGGTTGTCGGAGACGTTACGATCATGGCACGTATCGGGTATGCATGTCAGGATGTGGCAGAGGTAAGAGCTTATGATAATAATCTTACAAAAGGCGTAGGTTACGGTATTACTTATACGAGGTCATTTGATTTAACAATTAATTCCGCTATAATAGTAACAGGATATGCCGTTGCTGCACCTTATTCTATTACTGAAATACTTGCCGCCTTACTTGCTGCATCAGTCGGTTATCAATGGGGTGTTGTTACTGTCAATAATGTTCTATGTCAAGCACCAGTGGGAACGGGATCATCAGCTAATGGAGACGTTGTTGAATTGACAATTTATAATAGTATGGGATCTATAATAGACACCTATACATGGACACTTGCCAATGGAGTTGATGCATTTACATGTCCTGATTACGTCATTGAATCGTTTAAGATATTACAGGAAACAACAGACAAGCTATTACAAGAAAATGGAGACTTTTTAATTTTAGATTTATAAAATTTAAGAAAATGGCAGACAAAAAAATATCGCAACTAACATCAAAATCAACACCAGAATTAACCGATTTGCTCGTATTGGTAGATGTAACAGCGGCACCGGATGAAACAAAAAAATGCACTATTGCAGAATTTTTGATAGCTTTAAGAATAAGGCAAGGGGAGTGCGGAGGAGACACCGTTGCAGCAAATGTATCAAAGGCATTCTTATTCACATCAGCCATAGGGACGGCGGTAGATGGCTCTGATTACGAATTAATCATTACCTGTTTTAATGCATTAAATTCTACTGAAGTGATAGGATATGAAGTAAGCAATAGGACACAAAACGGGTTTGACATTACACCAATAGCAGATGCAGTGATTGGATATACGGCAATTTTGAAATGATAACGATAACAAATACCGGATTAGATCACGTGCTTAATGGCATGTGTGATAAGTGGGATATTACTACTCTTCAGACGACTAAATTATTTCCGACGGAAGAGGACAGGGATTGGGATGTTTGTTGCATACATCAATTAGTTCTCGCTGATAATACAGGAACTGTTCACCAGAATGATGTAAGTGGTTTTATGTTTCAGGTAGCAGCGGCGACTGATACTCTGGATATGTATTTGGATAAAAATGGCGTTCAGGTGGCACAACTGAATACATCAACACTTGGAACATATTATGCACTTGGGTCAATAGTATATTATTCAGATCAGTCTTTATTGACTGGATATATACTTGAATGGAGCAAGGTATTGGCGATTCATGGAATAGGAAATTATCAGGTCAGGGTTGTGTATAATACATTCAGTGGAGCGACAACAGAATCATCCAATATATTTACTTTAAGGACATTCACGGCATCAATAGCCAATGGCACTATTCGTATAGAGTCATATATGGACGGATATATAATGAAAGACAGGATTAATTACAAGGGGTTAAATTTTCCCGATATGCTTCGTGTCCGTGGTTTCTTTGGAAATCCAGAAGAAAAGATCGAGACAACAAATGATGTTTATGCAAATTATTTAGGCAATAAGCGTGTGATCGTTCAGCGCAAGGTTAATCAGTTTGACATTTATCCATTTGAGACATTGCCCGTGCCAAAATGTGTAGCTGATAAGATTCGTTATTATCATTTTCTCGGAAATACTGTTTACATAAGCGACTATAATATTTTGAATTATGATTATAATTTGCAGAAAAAACAGGTATTTAAAGACGAGGCGTTTTCTTTCAAATACACAGGGACAACGAGGGGTGTAATTATCAAAGGCAAGCTGAATGAGGCTGTGCAGGATTTAGAAAAGTCGAACTGCTAAATAGCATTATATCATACTAAAAAATTAAATAAAAATACTTAAATTTGTAATATGAAAAAGATTTTATTATTATTTGTATTCATTTTATTCACCGTATTTGTAACGGCACAAAATGCCTCATATAAAAGAGTGTC